ACAAAACACACGGAGGATACAGACCATGACGAACAAAGCAAAAACCTATCTTAAGAACATTCAGGAAGCCGACACCGAGAAGAAGCTGATCGGCATCGAGATCGCCTTCAAGCAGGACATGAGCCTCAGCTGCAGTGACCTCGGAAGCCTTTGCAGGGCAGCAGAGGACAGGCGGTACAGCCTGCGGAACAACGAGGAGACGCTGAAGCTGAAGCAGATCCTTTTCTTCCGGACGAAAGCGGAGATGGATGCCTACCACGACATGAGCCGCAAGCCGGAAGACTGGACAGCAGCGGAGATCGAGCAGCAAAGAAGCCGCTTCTGCAGCGTCTGGCAGGTCATCGAGGAAGCGGAGCTGGTCGATGAGTATGAGGCTTGGAAGGAAGCCAACCCCAACGCATAACAGCATCCAAAAGGTACACACCCCGAAAAGGGGCTGTGCCTCGTATCCGATGTGTTTTATATAGATTACAAGGACTTCTTCGGAGGTTCTTTTTCTTTACCCATTTTTGCAGAAGGGAGGAGATGCCAATGGCTACCAGAGGCAGAAAACCAAAGCCGACCGCCATGAAGGAACTGGAAGGAAATCCGGGCAAGCATCCGCTGAACACCAGCGAACCGAAGCCCAATAAGAAAGCACCGGCCTGTCCAAAGTGGCTGGAGCCGGAAGCGAAGAAAGAGTGGCGCAGACTTGCCAAACAGATGGAAGCCATCGGCATACTGACCGAGGTGGATATGGCGGCCTTTGCCGGTTATTGTCAGGCCTATGCCCGATGGAAAGAGGCAGAGGAGTTCATCACCCAGCACGGCACCATTGTCAAGACCCCGTCCGGGTACTGGCAGCAGGTGCCGCAGGTGTCCATTGCCCAGACTTATCTGAAGATCATGAACAAGTTTGCAGAGCAGTTCGGTCTGACCCCGTCCTCCCGAAGCCGGATCATTGCTTCGGACGGTGGTTCTGCGGATGCAGCTGATGAGATGGAAAATCTGCTGGGAGGAGGTGGAAGCTGATGGCAGAGTGCCGACCAAAAAACTATCCGAAACTGAAGAACTATAAGCCCAGCCGGTTCATGCTTCCGACCTGCCACTACGATGCCGCAAAAGCAGACCGGGCAGTGACTTTTATCGAAAACCTGCGCCATACCAAAGGCAAGTGGGCGGGCAAGCGGTTCTGGCTGCTTCCTTGGCAGGAGCAGATCATCCGGGATGTGTTTGGTATCGTGGACGAGAGAGGGAACCGTCAGTTCCGCACGGCTTATGTCGAAATCGGTAAGAAGAACGGCAAATCCGAGCTTGCCGCTGCGGTGGCTCTGTATCTGCTGTTTGCCGATAATGAGCCGTCTGCCGAAGTCTATGCACTGGGGTATCTCTATGAGCACCGGGACGAAGCTGACCATCACCAGCTGATGCTGACGCTTCGTTCCATTCTGTTTGCGGTGAGGGAGGGGGTGTTCTGATGATTGAGAAATTGAATGAGCGGATCACGATCGAGAAAAGCACGGTCGTGACCGATAAGGTCGGTAACCATCGGAACACATGGGAGGATTATTTCACCTGCTTTGCCTACGCTTCGACCTATCAGGCGCAGGAAGAAGAAGGTGAGGTCACAGCCGAACAGAAAAGCGTTGTGTTCTCGGTACGCTGGTGCAGTGAGACCAGAAATCTCACGTCAACAGGTTACCGCATCCGCTTCCGGGAGCAACTCTACAATATTGAATCCGTTGACCCGATGAACTACCAGAAGAAGATCCTGAAAATTCATTGCAGACTGGAGAGGAGGCAGCCGGATGAGCAGAACCGTCAGCATCGATGAGATGGCAGATGCCATCAACGAGGGATTAAAAGAATATGCGACCCTTGCCTCCACCGAAGTCAAGAAGGCAGTCCGTAAGTCTGCCAAAACGGTCAAAGACCAGATCTCGGCCAATGCACCGTCCCGGACGGGCGCGTACAAGGGAAGCTGGGTGGCGACCAAGCAGTCCGAATCCAGTCAGAGCCTTCAGATGGTGGTGCATTCCAAGAACCGCTACCAGCTGGCACATCTGCTGGAAAAAGGTCATGCCAAACGCGGCGGCGGTCGTGTGGCAGGAAGACCCCATATTGCTCCGGCTGAACAGGCCGGCATCGAGCAGCTCCAGTCTCTCATCGAAAAGGCACTAAAGTAAGGAGAAACCAATGACCCACGAAGAAGTAAAAGCTCTGGTGGAAGAGATGGGACTTCCTTATGCGTATGACCATTTCGCAGAAGGGGAGAGCCCTGATCCACCGTTTATCTGCTTCCTGTATCCCAGGGCTGAGAACTTTGGTGCGGATAACCTTGTGTACCACCACTTTAATCGGCTGGACATCGAGGTCTACACCGATTACAAAGACCCGGATATGGAAGCAAATATTGAAGAAGTCCTGACCGCACACGAACTCTACTATGAAAAAAGTGAGGTCTGGATCGAAACCGAAAAGATGTATGAAGTCCTGTATGAGCTGACCGTGTGATGCTCATGCAGGATATTTTTATGGGAGGAACACTATGTCGAAGAAAAGCAATAAGGTCAAATTTGGCCTGAAAAACTGCCATTATGCCAAGGCAACCTTTGACGAAGATGGCAGTGTCACCTATGCAAAGCCGGTCCTCATCCCCGGTGCAGTCAGTCTTTCTATGGATGCCAATGGCGAGATTGAGCCGTTCTATGCGGACAATATTGCCTACTATGTCGTGAATAACAACTCCGGCTATGAGGGTGATCTGGAGATCGCGCTGATCCCGGAGAGCTTCCTCACGGACATCATGCACGAGGAACTGGATGGCAACGGCGTGCTTGCAGAGAACGCCAACGTGGAACTGGAGCATTTCGCCTTCCTGTTCGAGTTCGATGGCGACCAGCGTCACATCCGTCATGTGCTGTATAACTGTGTGGCAAGCCGTCCGTCCATTGAGGGTGAGACCAATGAGGACAGCAAGGAAGTCAAGACGGACACCCTGAACCTGCAGGCAACCCCTCTGGCAAACGGTTATGTCAAGGCCAAGACCGGTACCAACACCACCGATGATGTCTATAACAAGTGGTACGATGCGGTCTATGAGCCGCAGGCGGAAGCTGTGGACACCGAAGACACCAGCCACACCGAGGAGCCGCAGGGTTAAGTGACCGACACACACTGCAGGGCTTCGGCTCTGCTTACATTACTATAAAGAGGTATACGATTATGAAAAAGATTTTTCCTTTGTTCGCAGTGATTATCGTTCTGGTGCTGGCTGTCTGCTCGTTCCACATCATCCCCACAGGCTACACGGGCGTTAAGACCAGCTTCGGTCAGATCCAGGAGACCACCATCCAGAGCGGTAAGCTCAACTTCTGCATTCCTTTTGTGCAGAGCATCCACAAAGTCAACAACAAGCAGCAGGATAAGCATATCGAGGCGCAGGTCTGGGGCGAAGCCTCTGACAAGACTCCTGTGTATGCCGCTGATGTGATTGTGACCTATCAGGTGCTTCCTGAGAAGAGTGCATGGCTGTATGCGAATGTGTCTGACATCAAGAATCTGGTCGGTGATGAGTTGGTGGCATCAGCAATCAAATCTGCGATGGCTGAACTTGACCCCAATGAGGTAACCAACCGTACTAAGATCGAACCTCTGGCACAGCAGAAGCTGGCAGAGTCCCTTGTGCAGAAATATGGTGAGGACGTTGTGTTCGTAAACAAGGTCGTCATCAACGACATGAATTTCGAGGATGCCTATAACGAAGCCATCCAGCAGAAGTCCATTGCACAGCAGAACGCAGATAAGCAGAAGATCGAGAACGAAGCCGCCATTGCCAAGGCAGAAGCGGATAAGCAGGTGGCGATCACCAATGCGGAAGCAGAAGCCCAGAAGACTTCCATTGCCGCAGACGCACAGGCAGAGGCAAACCGCAAACTGGCAGAAAGCCTGTCCGATACGCTGATCGAGTACCAGAAGATCCAGAAGTGGGATGGAAAGCTGCCGACTGTGAGCGGCAGTAATGCACTGGTCAGCATTGACCCGGCAGAGTAAGAAACACGATATACGGCAGGGCTTCGGCTCTGCCAATTTTACATGAAATTTTGGAGGATTACGATTATGGCAGTTACAAAGAAAATCGAGATCGATGGCAAGGAAGTCACCTTTAA